CTCACATAAAGATGTAAGATCCGACATCGACCATCGGATTTTATTTTCGTATTATTTTAGTTAAAACTATCAGAATAATACATCTGGATTTAAAAGGTTTACTCCCCTACATATATAAATAGATATGTACTATACTACTGTAGGTATTGATGTATACCTATATAGATTTGGCGCATTGAGGAAAAACACCAAAGAAAAATCAGTTCCTGCTGAAACATATGTGTCTAACAACAATTCTGACTGATTATTTGTAGCTGAACCCAAAGTCATTGTATTTAAAAATAATGTATCTTTATTTGAACCATCAAGACTCGTACCATCAGTTCTATTAGCTGGATCATTAGATAAAAATTTGTACTGACTATACATAGGTGCAGAAACCATAATACCACCCAATGTTCTTTGTGTTATCAAATTTAATCCTGCCATACCCATACCCATAGTTGATGTGTTAATGAAATCTCTTTGAATATCAACAGAATTAGGAGCAGCTAACGCTTCATAAACTGGTGTACCTCGAGTAATAGCAGATCTAGTTACTGACATAGAACATACAGGTTCACTAGTCAGTGGATTAATAGTATAATGATATGATCCTCTCGAACCCACAAAACACAACGAAAACCAAGTAGTATAAGTCCATGAACACACATTGTATGGTTCACCAATAAGAGATATCAAACCTTTGAGTGTTTCATTTCCTAACGGATCATACCCTGGATATTCTGGTGATCTACCAATAGCTATACGCTGATCAAGATACAATCTAGCTGTACTATTTTCATCTGTAATGTATCTTTTATATTTGGAGGAACGTCTAAATAATTGTCTTAAGGTAACACATCGTTCTCCCATATAAACTAAATTTATGTTGGGGTCAGGTACTGAAGGCTTTAAACCTAATTCATGTATGTTTTCATTAATATCATATTGTCCGCTCTGTGGTGCATATGGTGAATAAGTATTCACTATATCACGTGGGTTTGCAAACTCAAGATTATCACAACCAGATACAAATACCAAAACTTTAATATCAGCAGAATCAACAGGACTAGTCTGTTCATTAAGTACTCTCATTGTTATATACCCATTATATGTTGAACCTGAATATGCTGCACCTGTAGTAGTTTTACCAAATCGTGTCGTTGTACTAGTTTCAGTCTCTAAATAAGCTAAGGGTTGAGTATACGGTACACAAATGGTCACTTCAGTCTCTTCTGTTATATCTACAATGCGTGTATATGTTTCTGTTGTATAATCTCCTAATGTATTGATATCTCCCTTAGGATCCCAATTTATGCGAACTCGCCCTCTATGATATGGTGTACAGATAAACTTGAATCGAAATTTTATATCACCTCTCCAATATCTAAAAGCGTTTGAAACATAACTCATTGGAGTAAAATATACAACATCACCACCTGTAATCGATGTTACTCTAGCCATATCTGGTGTTACAGCACTCCAAAATAAACCAGCATTCACTAAATCAGTACCGGCCCATGTAGAACTAAATATAAATGATTCACGTTTACAAAAGTCGGATATTATGAGTTCATCCTCAATATCTGCGCCGGCTACTTTAGTATCTATAGTCAATTCATTCTTAGAATCAAGTGTCAATTTTTCAATAGGAACTCCTATGTCCGTTGCTGCTAAATTAGGATAAGCTTTGGGTTGAAAAGCATGAACATCATCAATAACTGGAACATCCGTATAACCAAATAGAGAAGCTATATCTGCCACCGCCCCAGCTGCATAAGATGTGGCGGTAGCAAATGGACCTATACCAGGTATAGACTTAAGTCTCCCTGCTGCTCTTGCTATAGCAGAAGCCGGTTTAGAAATTGTCCCTTTATGTGAATACTCATCCAAACCAGATTGTAGCGCTAATTTTACTGTTGGTCCCGCTAATTCTAGGTCTTCAGTCCATGCATAAACTTTTATATTAATGGTGTCAGTAGTTAATCCGTTAGCATTCATTAAAGTGGTTAAGGAATTCATATCTATAGTTCCCATATTATTTAAATCTGCCAAATTAGTTGCATCTAACCAATTTTTGGGATATAGAAAAGGTAATATCATATCACCACCTTGACTATTTTGTGGATATAGATAAATATGGGGTCTTTGAGATAGGGGTATATTTTCATACCCAGAATTCACTATTGGTGGGACCACTGCAAAATGTGTAACGGGAGTGTATGCAACCAAACAACAACCATAATAAAAAGGTGATGCATTAATTACAAATTTAAGGTGCAAATTACATCTCAACATATAATAATTGTCTAATTTCTTTTTAATTGATGTATGAGAAAAATATTCATACCATGGATTAAAAGTTGAGGTAGCTGCAAGGAGATTGGTGCCAATTTGCCATGATTGTTCATAAATTTGCACTGGTCTTTGAAGAAAAGTACCTAACTCAACATTTTGTGACGTATCCACTTGTGTATATTGCAAATTATAAGGTATACTAGTTATAATATCAACTTCATTATCTTTAATACCCACATTTTCTTGTTGAATCTCATTAACATTATCCTTAGCAGACACATCTATACCAGACTGAGGTCGAAGATTGTTCATAGTACAATCCTCAAAAACTATTTTTTCATCATAACAACAATTGCTATTAAATACACATTTTACTGCTTTTTGTGAAAATGCAGACAAAACTTTTAAAATTGGAAAATTTCCCATAACGTCATGAACAAATAGTCCCACGCCTTTATCACCTATGGGTAGACTTACTATCATAGGCCTCAGTCCATACACCCACACTACGTTGTCTTGTGTGGACGTTCTATTGTATACGGACATCCACGTGGACACAAGCGCTTCGCTTGTGAGTTTGATATTCTTTAATAGTCATATGAGCAAGGACGATATGCTTATATTGTTTATAGAGTTTAAGAATAAATAAAAATTTCTCTTTGTCTGTAAGACCGTGTACATTAGTACAATCAAATAGATCCATTTTTCAATAAAATTGAAACAAAGGACTAGCATAACTAGTAGGATCACTTCCTTTGTCATTTCTAATAGTTTGTTACCTATATATCTTGATCTTATAAGATCAATAAATATTACTATGCCTCTTGAAAGAACAATGTAAATCATTCTAAAAAATAGGACAAACCAGCATAACATTATCCATATAATACGTATTTCCAAAAACGGATCCCCCGGCGGTGTACCGTTATTATGTTTTTTAGCTACCGACATAATATTTTCATATTCTGGTACTTCATTAAATAAACATAATCCACTTTGGGGAGCGAAACATTCTTCATAAGAAAAACATTTACTCGAACTTTTCATATATCGTATTACAAGATCATCATATGTGGGAAAGGTATCTTGATTAACATAATCTTCCCATCCAAGTTTTTTAATTAAACCTAATAACATAGGTCTTTTCTCTTCAAAAACTTGTTTGCCATAGAAAAAATATTCTTGTAAGGCTGTGCATATAACTGACACACCTTGATACTCTTCTGTTACTGACTTGGATTTAACCCACACCATTAACATTTTTTC